CCTCTCTGTGTCTGAATTCCAGAAGGGGTACCGTCTGCCGGCGGAGTACCTGGTAGACATGCTGGCTGCTGAGTTGACCACCGCCATGATCGAAGTCAACACCGATCTGGCCAAGCTCAAGTCCCAATGGATTGTCGCAGGCGTGTCCTCCGTGGAATCTGCTGACCCTATGGTGCTGCCGGAGCACACATTTCAAGCAGCGACGTACAAACGCGCTGTCTACTCCCGCGCCAAAGCTAGTCTGCTGACCCAATTCGCCACCGTGACCCGCCGAGAAAGTGCCGAGAACATCGGCAAGGAACTGCCGGAACGACCGGAAACCTTCCTCGCGTTCAGCCAGGCCGCTGTGCGCTCGCTGCAGGGCCGTGGCCGCATGACGGCGGTGCTGCTATGACCAAGCTCCAGGCACTGACCAAGTACCTCATCGAGCGCCAACTGGTGGCTCCTGAGCAGTTGGACAGTTGGACCGATCAGGTCGGGCTGGAACTGGTCTGGAAACCGGACGTGCAGGGCATGCACATGGGCGACATGAACTACTCGGCGACCATCGTCCTGGAGCGTTTTGCCGATCACCCCGGGCGGTTGATGGCCCTGGTCGGCAGTTGGCTGGAAACCCACGACGAAGATCGCGACGGCCTGGCCGCCGTTCAGTTCGACATCACCATGCTCGATGACGATCTCGCCGACGTCGACATCAAGCTGCAGTTCAGCGAGCCGCAGTACCTGGCCGAAGATCCGGACGGTGAAATCACCGCGTTCGGCAAGACCTGGTCATTCATCCCCTTTGAATTGTGGGTGGCTGAACGCGGCGAGGTGACCGGCGATGGCGCGTAGCACCTTCGAACTCGATGTTCGCGGCTATCTCGGCGTCCAGGAACAACTGGCCCTGCTGAGCCTGCCGCCGCAGTTGCGCCGACGCTTGCTCAACAACGTCACCAAGCGCGTGCGCAGCATGAGCCGCCAGCGCATCCGTCAGCAGCAGAATCTCGACGGTACTGCGTTTGCCCCGCGCCAAGGTTCGGCCAAGGGCAAGAAGAAGATGGAGGCGGGCCTCGGCAAGTTGCTGATGGTCACCCGCGTGAATGCCGACGAGGCCGAGCTGGGCTGGCGCAACGCGCTGACCCGCTGGGTGGCCTCGCAACAGCACAACGGCGTGTCTGAGCGCCGAACCGCCGCACAGATGCGCAAGTGGAACAAGACACCTCCTGGTCTGGCCGCAACGGCAAAGCAGGCCAAGCGCTTGCGCCGTCTCGGCTTCAAGGTCCGCCAGGAGGGCAAGAAGTCCCTCACACGTCCATCGGTGGCGTGGATTCAAGAACACGTGAACTACGCCAAGGCGGGTCTGTTGATCCGCATCCTGGATGACGAACAAGCCGAATCCGCTGGCAAGCAAAGCTGGGATATCACCCTGCCCAAACGCCAGTTCCTCGGCGTGAGCACCGACCGGGACACCAGCTTGCTGGTTAACCAGGTACTGCAACAAATCCTTAATTCACCCCGCTAGCGAGGCACTGCATGGCACTCGGTCAAGTCAGCGTTAACAACCTCAATCTCAGCCAGGGCGCTGTGACGGCGGTTGAACGCTATTTCCTTTTCATCGGCCCTGCCGGCAAGAACGTCGGCTCGCTGATCCCTTTGAATACCGACAGCGACCTGGACGTCCAGTTGGGCATCCCTGCCAGCGATCTGAAAACTCAGGTGACGGCTGCACGCTTGAACGGCGGCGATCGCTGGGCCTGCCTGGCGGCTCCGACCGCCGCCGATGGTGACTGGGCCCTAGCACTGGAGAAAGCGCAGCAGCAAGGCTATTCAGTCGAAGCGGTGGTCATCACCAAACCGGTGACCGCTGCTGATGCGCTGTCGGACATGCACGATGCGGCTATCGAGCTCAGCAACACCTACGGTCGCCGCGTGTTCGTGATGGCGGCGAGCAAGGGCATCGACGCTGCAGTGCAGACGTGGGCGCAGTACCTGACGGAACAGAAGGCGATCACCCTGGGCCTTCTGGCGCCGCGTGTCCTGGTCGTGCCGCAGCTGCATGGCAATGACCTGGGCGTGCTGGCCGGTCGTCTGGCAAACGCATCTGTGAGTATTGCTGATAGTCCGATGCGCGTGGCCACCGGCGCACTGCTTGGCCTTGGCGACATTCCCAAAGACAAGGACGGCATCCCCCTGCAGTCGGCATTGCGCTCCGAGCTGGACAAGGCGCGCTTCTCGGTCAGCCAGACCTATCCGGATTACCCGGGCGTGTACTGGGGCGACGGCAACCTGCTCGATGCGCCGGCCAGCGACTTCCAGGTTGTTGAGTACCTGCGCACGGTCGACAAGGCTGCCCGGCAGATCCGGCCGCTGCTAATCCGCCGTGTCGCCGATCGCCGCCTCAACAATTCGGCCAACAGCATGGCCGTGAACATCAACGCCCTGATGGCCCCGCTGCGCGCCATGGCGAAGTCGACGACGTTCGCTGGCCAAGTGTTCCCGGGCGAGATCGAACAGCCCAAAGACGGCGACATTGTTCTGTCCTGGACCAGCAAAACAGCGGTCGAGGCCTACATCAAGCTGCGTCCCCTCAACTGTCCGAAAGATCTCACCGCGAACATCGCGCTGGACCTTTCCACCGACGATTCGGAGTAACCCATGGCGGCAAAGATTGGCGGCAAGAACTTCGACGTGAACCTGGGCGACCTGCAGGTCCACGTCGAGAGCTGCACCCTGGACATCACCGACAACACCGCGGTGGCGCAGACCCGGGGCGTGCCGAATGGGCACGTCGACGGTGATGTGGCGGCTGCCGGCGAGATTGAGCTGGACACCACCAACCTCAACCTGCTGATCGAGGCCGCGAAGACGGCCGGCAGTTTTCGGGCGTTGGAACCGTTTGACATCGTGTTCTTCGCCAAGGCCGGCGATGAGGAACTGCGCATCGAGGCGTTCGGCTGCAAGTTGCGCCTGTCCAGCCTGCTGAGCATCGATCCGAAGGGTGCCGAGAAGAACAAGCACAAGATCCCGAACGACGTCACCAGTCCGGACTTCGTGAAGATCAACGGCGTGCCGTACCTGGACGCCACTGAAATCGAGGGCTTGACCTGATGGTTTGCCCGTTCGACCGCGCCCAGGCGCTTGAGCAGCGGCAGCGCGAGCAGGCCATCAAGGCCCAGCTTGCGCGCGTGCGGCCGACCGGGCCGAGCCTCACCCACTGCGAAGACTGCGACCACGAGATTCCTGCCAAGCGACAGGCGCTGGGCGGGATGACCCGTTGCGTACCGTGCCAGTCCATTTTTGAGAAAGGGGTTCAGCGATGACCGCGAATCAGGCCGCCCAGGACACCGCCATTGCCTTGGCCAAAGCGTCGCCTGCAATCGGCGTGGCTGCCACAGGTGTAACGGGCACCGTCGATTGGTCGGCGGTCGCGTACATGCTGACCGCGCTTTACATGGTGCTACAGATCTTTCTGCTGGTCCCCAAGTATCGCCAGATGGTGCGCGACTGGAAGGGCAAGTTATGAACCTGCGCATGAAGATCGCTACCGGCGCGATTGCACTGGTCAGCGCGGGACTGATGACGTTTCTGGGCACCTGGGAAGGCAATGGCCAGAACATCGTCTACGCGGACAATCTCGCCCGTGGGCTGCCCACCGTGTGCAAAGGCATCACCAAGTACACCAGCCCGGTGCCAGTGGTGGTCGGTGAGTACTGGTCGGACGCCCGATGCGCAGAAGTGGAAAAGCTGGTGGTCCAGAAAGGCCAACTGACCCTGGCCGACTGCCTGACCAATCAGCAGATCAGCCAGAACACCTTCGACGCCTTGAGCAGTCATGCGCACAACGTCGGCACCGCGAATACGTGCGCCAGTCGGGCCGTCGGCTTGATCAACGCCGGTCGTATCGCGGACGGCTGCAAGGCGCTGGCGTGGGCTCCGGATGGTAAACCGGTGTGGGCCTACGTCACTGATGCGCAGGGTCGCAAGGTATTCGTGCCTGGGCTGTACAACCGGCGTCGGGCGGAAGCGGAGATGTGCCTCAAATGAACCTCAGTCCGCTACGCCTTTTCCTGTTCCTGGTGCTCATCAGCCTGCTGGCCTGGTGCGCAGTTGACTGGGTCGCTGATCAGCGAGACGACGCCCGCCGTGAACGTGACAGCGCCCAGTCCGAGGTCATCGGCTTACGTGAGGCCGCCCGGATCAGCGGCGAAATGCTCGGCGCCCGTGACCAGGTCGACAAAAAGCACACCGAGGAACTGAACCATGTACTCGCTGAAAACGACGCTCTGCGCCGCGCTGTTGACGATGGCCGTCAGCGGCTGCCAGTCCGTGCCACCTGCAGACCCGCAGTGCCCACAACCACCGGCGCCGCCAGCGTGGCTGATGCAGGCACCGCCGAACTCGCAGCAGACGCTCGACCGGATTATTTCACCCTCCGAGGTCAGCTCGCCCTAAGCCGGCAAATG